CTGATACAGGTACTGCTGAGGCTGTGCTTGAGTTTTTAGTTACGATTGTAGAAGCCATAATTTTCCTTTAGTATGTTCCACCGTTAATAGTGCTTGAAGATGTAAGATAACCAGCACTTGCGTGGTTTCCCCATCCGTATGCCGTATCTGCATTGGTTCCTTGTGCTGCTGTGGCATAGTCTGTAGAACTTGTAGTGGCAGCGCTACCAAGTCCTAGATTAGTCCTTGCTGTTCCTGCGTTAGTCAGATCAGAAAGATTGTTAGCCTTTAGCAAAGCAGATGTTAGTGTTCCTGCCGCAGAAGATGCACTAGCGGCTGCATCAGTGGCGCTAGAGGCCGCAGCCGTAGCGCTAGAGGCTGCGTTAGTGGCACTAGTAGCTGCTTGCTGTGCGTGATATTTAGATGAATATTCACCCCCGGCTACTGTACCGTCTGTTTTTGTAGCCCAATCATTTGATAGTTCAGCAGAAGTTACCGCATCAGCAGCGCTAGAGGCTGCTGCTGTGGCGCTAGAGGATGCACTAGAGGCGCTAGAGGCCGCACTAGAGGCACTACTCGATGCATTAGAGGCGCTAGTGCTTGCACTAGAGGCGCTAGAGGCTGCGTTAGTGGCGCTAGTGCTTGCATTAGAAGCATTAGTGCTTGCGCTAGAGGCGCTACTGGATGCATTAGAGGCGCTAGTGCTTGCGTTAGAAGCACTGGAAGATGCACTAGAGGCACTGGTGGACGCATTGCTTGCAGAAGCTGACGCAGCAGAAGCGCTAGTAGAAGCATTAGAGGCACTCGTATAAGCAGCGGTAGCGTATGTAGACGCTTCTGCTACTTTTTCGATAACTAGAGCGGCTTGACTTGCTGCATCGTTTGTAGCATCACCTGCACCGCCGGGGCCACGATATATTGCCATTTATACTCCAAACAATGTTTTAGAAATTGATGTGTCAGGCACAAACTTAGTATTATACCATGCCTGTAACGGAGTTGCTACATCTGCCGGAGTAGATGGGAACAAGGTGTTATATTTTTGTTGTACTTGTTGGAAATACTCAGGAGAATAAGGATTCATTCCGCTGTATGTGCCTGTAAACGGAGTTACCGTTTGTGCTGCTGTGGGCTGAAAAGACAAACCACCGAGTAGTCCGGGTAGGTTTGATACTATTTTTCCTGCTCCACCTAAACCTAGTCCTTTTTGCAATATTCTTGCTATTTGTGTCGGACTAATAGTAGTTCCTAGCGGCGGTGAATATGTTTCCGCTGGAATATTTGTATAGTCAGGTGGAACATAATCCTCAGGCGGCGGTGTAGCATCCATCGGATTACCAGAATATTCATAAGGAACATCAGGTGTTCCCATTATTTCTAGAACATCCTGTTCTGTAGGCATTGTTGTTGTATCGTAGCCTGCTCCTGGTTCGAGATTATACAAATACTCGTCTATTGCGGTAGTATCTGTAAAAATGTCTGGCGGTGTTACAGCAGCTTCTCCTGCGGCCCCTAAACTAGCGTCTGTAGCGCCTAAATTGGGTAGTGCTTCTGTAGCCGCTACGGTAGTCGCTGCTGGAACATAACCGGCTAGACCAGCTTCGCCACCTACACCAATGGCTCCAGCGCCTCCCCAACCTTCTGCTGCTGTAGCAGCATCTATAGCCAGTGCTGCTCCTTCAGTTTCAGCAAGTGCCGGTAACAATTCAGGTGCTAAAATTACTGCCGCTACGGTAGCAAGTTTTACAGGATCGGAAGCAACATCTGAAACAGTGTCAACAGCCACATCTACAACATGACTAATCGTATCTGAAATGGCATCAGATGCCCTTTTTACTACTCCCATTATAGTTCTACCTTAGCTTCGTAGCCTTCATCGGTTTGAGTTATTTCAGCGTCAAAACCAGCGGCTTTAAACATTCCTGCTTGTTTTGGATTTTGAAACTGTGTGACAGCGTATTTAAAACCCATTTTCTTTAGCATCCCCGCAAACTTAGCCATGTTAGACAAATAAGTACGAGGCTCGTCTGCGCTAAAGGAATGAAACTCTACAGTATCTTTATCTATTTTCTTGAACAGCATAAGGGTATTTCCCTCACGCACCATCTTTCCACCACCTTGAATCGTGTAATTAATAAACGATCCAACTTTTTTAATATCCATGTATGCGGGTTGGTTACGCTTAACATCAACCTCTAGGATTTCTTGCGGTGTCATGCTTCTTTAGATAGTTTTAGTTTTTTACGAGGTTCTTCTTTTTTTTCTTCGACAATAACTTCTTCCCACTCGGGATTATCTCTAAAACTCTTGATGTCTCCTTCCTCTACGACAGTGGCGTAGCGGTTAGGATCATCGTTATTAATCATTTTAAATGTAGGCATATATTTAAAGAACCCCACCCTTGTGAGGTGGGGCCTTTCCTGACTAAATTATCAAGCCAGAACGATCAGCGGAACGCACGATGTGTCGCGCAGTTCAGCCACGCCGTACAGGGTATCAGCGGTAAACAGAGTACCCAAGAACTCTTGTTTATACTGAGTCTGTGAACGGATACCGAGTTGCTCAACCAGAACCGAGAAGTCACGCTGGAACATCAGAGCAACTTTGTCGGGAGTAGAAGCAGCGGTGGTATCGCAGTTGGTAGACACATAGACTTTAACGCCATAAATGTCACCAAACTCGCCATTCATCAGGGTAGAGCCAGTGCCTTTAAAGGCTTGCTCGGTGAAACGAGCGATACCCAGCATGGAGTTACGAGCCACAGGAGGAACAACCAAAGAGCGTCCGTCCATAGGAACATCGTTATCGTCCAGAGTCTGAATAGCCTTACGGATACCAGCGTCAGCGATAGCGGCTGCGTTAGAAGAACCGTAAGTATAAGCAGCGCCGGTAGAACCGATCAGACCGCCAGCATATTGTTGGTTACCAGCAGTACCGCCGTTAGCGCCACGACCCAACTGAATCAGGCTGGTGTCAACCTGTTTAGCCAGAGCGTAACCAGCGTCTTCGGTGTAAAAACCACGCAGGCTCGACAGAGCTTGTGCTTCTACGATGTCCTCGATCAGGCGAGAATACTCGTAGTGCTTGTTAATCGACACAGAAATGTCGCTATCGCTTTCAGCAATCAGAGTAACCGTGTTAGCAGCAGATTTGGCAGAAGCAGAACCACGGGAGGGGCTAGGAATGTGAACGGTGTCACCTTTCTTGCCTTTGAAGTTCATCTTCTTAACCAAGTTAGCCATAACCAGGTTTTTCTTGTATGCAGCAACGATTTCGTCACTCCATACTTCAGGAATAAAATTCGCTGCGCTGGTGGTTGTTACGGCATTTGCGCCGGAAAAAGTATTTGCCATTTTATAAAGCTCCTAAAAGTTTGTTTATCGTACCCGACCCTCAGCATAAGCTTTCATAATTTCTGGCTGTAGCTGTTCATAACGGTCAGGATCTGTCATTTTTAGCCGGATTAGGTCAGCACGGCGATAAACTTTGGCAGAAGACTCTCCAGTACCTCCAACATCTACAGCGGCGGCTTTAAGATTCTGTTTTAGAACCCTTTGGCCCACATCAGCGGTTTGCTGTGCTTTAGCGCCGCGAATCTGTTTAAATGTACTGAGCAATTCATCAGCAGATTGAAAATCGTATTGATTATTTGCAATAGCAAACATATTCAAACGAATCGGAGAGGCTTTAACCCACTCCTGAAACTCTCCATCTGCAACTACCTCAGCAAAATCAGGATGCTTCTGCTGTAGAAGTTGTTGCGTTTGCATTTGTTTAAACTGTTGTGCGGCTTCCCGCGCAGCTATAATGTCTGGATGAGTTTCGACTGCTTTCAGAACCGCTTTTTTCGGATCTTCAAAAAAGTCTATCTCTGTTTCTTGGTTAGCAACTGGTTGCTCTTTATTGAGATTTTGCTTAATAAGCTGGTCTGCCAACTTCCGCACTTCGCCAACCTCTTGTGCTTGCCTTCCAATCAGCTTTTCAGCTTCTTGGTGCATCTTCACAATATCTTCAAGGCTCTTACCCGCATATTTGTCGGGAACCTTGTAAGCTTCTGGTTCAGGAGTTACTTCCTGTTCGACTTGCTTCTGTTCTTCAGCCTCAATTTCATTAGGCTTCTCAATTTCTTCGTCAATCAATGCCATACTCACCTCTCCTGCCGAGTTAACGGTTCTAGGACATTTATAAAATGGAACGAACTTTAAAAGTTTTCTGTCCCGTTCTGTTTTCGCTCAATGGCTAATTTCTCAGCCCTCTTACGCTCCCATGCGTCATAAGCTGTAGGGAATTGACCTGTAATTCCTTCTAACTTAAACATGGGTCGAGAAATGATTCGTTTAGCGTCTTCTGAACAATCAATACACTTGATTACTCGGACGGTATCGTCTATCAGTTTCTCTGTTGTGTGATTATTTTTACAGGAAAATTCAAATATTCGTTTCATCTTGAAGATCCTGATAAACTTTCTCACACGCTTCCTTGCGCTGTAGAACCAGATTAAGAATATCTAGCTGCCCTTGACGAAAATACAGTGTTTGAGTATCAGCGACAGTAGATAAATCGTTTAAACTAGCCTTCAACTTCTGGAAATCTTCTATCAATAGATGCCAACCTTCGGTGGACATCATTGAAAATGTTTCTTCGTAGTACCTTTGTAAGGATTGTTCCATTTGGAGTCCTAATAATTAATAATTACAGAAATGTAGCAGAAAAACAACAGTTTGTCAAGCCTTTTTTAACATTTGTAATTGTGCGATACGCTCGTTTGAAGCAATATCGGCTGCTTTTAGGTTAACTTGCTTCTCTTTTAGCATCACATCTGCCAATTTCAGTCGTTTTTCAAAGTCTGTACTCTTGTCAATGTTGGTTGCAGCGGCCTGAATGATGTCAACTCGATGCTTTTCAGGCAAAAGTTGTGCTTCCATCATGGCTTTTTGAGCTTCTGCCTGCTCTTTAGCGGCTTTTGCGTTAAGTTCCTGAGCCTGAGCCTGTTTAATAGCCTGATCAAGCTGCTGAGACTGCATCAGGGCCTGCTGTTGCTCTGGATTGGGCTGACTCATTTGATCCAAAGCAGCCATAAGTTCGCCACGGTTGGTCAAAGAGCTGTTTTGCAGGATTCCTTTCAGAATCAGCGGCAAGACAGGCGTATTTGGCCCCAAAGTCTGCAACAAAGCGATAAACTGTTGTTGTTCGTACTCCCGCGCCATAATACCCAGCGTGGCAGTGGGGATAAATTCCATATCCACAGACGGATAACGCTCTGGAGCAAACTGCATATACCTGAAAGCAGCTTTTTTGATGAACGGAATCAGGAAATCTTCCTGGAAATTGCTCAGGGTGCGCTTATATTTCTTGATAATACCGGCAAGCACCATGCTCATTCCGCTGGCTCCTGCGTCCCTTGGAGCCTGTGTAGGCATGCCAGAAGCGTCTACCGTGCCTGTGGCCTGTAGCAGCATACGCTCAAAGTTCTGGGCGGCAGCGGCATTGGAGCCATCGGTTTGCCCAAACTTGAACGGCATCAAAATCTCTGATGGAGCGCCGTTGGTCAGGATTGCCTTACCCGGACGAACCTCAAACTTGGCTCCCCTAGGCAGACGAGTAGCGTCCATAGCGATCATAGGAGCGGTTGTAAGCGCCATAGAATCGAGCTGGGCGCGATACTGGCTGTCGATAGCCTTCTGCATATTGTAGGCTTTTTCAGCGGTTCCACGACCCCAGAAACGCCCCGGAACGGTATCGTCTTGATAAGCCACCACAGGACGATCTTTCATCATGTAGGGGCTTTCCTCAGCCTTTAGCAGGATATTGTCGTTAGCGATCACCACAATGGCTTCCACCATATTGCAGTAATCGTCTGCTTCGGATTCCTCTGGAAATATTTCCTCGTATTCGACTTCCTCGCCAGAGGCTTGTAAATACTCTCTAGGAACTAGGCCATAATAAGTTAGTAGCTTGACTTTATCATTTTGGTACTGAGAAGCTTCTTGGGTTGGTTCAAGCTCCTGAGAAGTATAAGAAGATCCAATATCAACCTTCCTATAAGTACCATTTTCTATGTTTTGCACGACTTTGTGCAAAGACACATACTTCTCAATGGCAACACCAAGCGCATCTTCGATGCTGTCAGCGTTTGGATCAATCAAGAAATTCTTGGGATTAACCGGCTTGATAGGAACGCTGATGCGCTGGTATTCTTCCACGCCAATAGCGGCTGTACCAGCTACTCCAGGAATTGGCTTAGTAGCGGGACGATAAGAAGTAACTTCTTTAACGACAATCTCGCCAATGCCTGTACCATAAATCTCTGCCATCAGTTCGATGGAATCAATCGCTTTAACGATCTTGTCTTGCTTAAAATCTTCGTTTAGCTTATTTTTAATGTCTTCCACATCCAGAGGATTTTGATTGACATCCATGATGTCATCTTTAATGTCAAAAAATTCTCCTTGACCAAAGATAGCTTCCATGACCTCAGCGTGGCGGGTTTCAATAGCCTGCTGAGTTGCTGGAGATACGAGCCTGCTGCGCTCTGATTCTTTAGTTTTGTCCTCAGCAGCCCATTTACCACGGAAGATACGCTCGTATTCCTCCCAATCAGGGAGATAGTTTACATCACGATAATCACGCCAACGGTTTGTGTGATCAATAATAAAGCTAACAAGTTCCCTATCAGCTTCGCCTTCTTCACCGTTGTTTTCGTATTCAGTTTCTTTCATGTAAATCCTTAATATCCAGAAATTTTATCAAGAACCTCAAACTCGTCTTCTTCATAATCAGCGTTATAGTTGGCTATAGCAAGCTGATCGACATAACTCAAAGCGTCTACAAGGTCATCGTGTACATTGATGGTTGGAAACATAATGAGCTGGTCTTTAAACTCAGTCCAATCTTTTTCAGTGTTAAACGATATGCGACCATGTTCCATCCGTCCCTGTAAAGACCAGATAATCCTGTCTGTCTTTTTCTTGTTACCGTGTGTCAGATCGTGAATGTGAGCGTAAATGTTATTCTTTCTCATCAAATCGTTCAGGTACGGCAAAACAGCATTCTTTAATGCCCCACGCTCGATACCTACCGCACTGGGGTGAAAATCTCTTATTGTTTTTAAAATATTAACCGCTGTCTGTCGTATATCCCAGCGCCCGTGTTCGATGCTATGTACCCACCAATCTCCGTTATCTTCCAGTTTTACAATAGCTATCGCTGTTTCGTCTAATCGTTTCTTAGCGGCTCCTGCGTTCTTGGCGACATCCTCGAAACCAGCTAAGTCCACAGCAACATAGTATGATCCATATTGAGGCTCAATAGTTTCCTTAAACCACTCCTCTTTAAATACATCAGCGCCTGCATTGTCAAAGCTACTGAGGTACTCCTGCTTAAAAGCAAAAGAACTTAAAGTCTTTTGTGCTGCCTCAATTTCTTTAGGGTCAATGGTTTCGTTATCTTTTGTCGTAAAGTGCCAAGACTTCCATTCGTCATCTTCTTCCTGACCGAGTTTGAACACATCGTAGAACCAGTTACGGCCTGACGGTGTACTGATAAA